CGTAGCTCTTCGGGACGACCAGGTCCCAGATCAGGTTCAGGTGCGGGACGAAGGGCGTCAGGCCCAGGTCCATCAGCTCGGAGCCGACGAGGATCGCGTTCCTCGCGTTGGTGGCCGGGTCCGGGTCGGTGTAGGGTCCGGCGACGTAGATGTACATGATCAGTCCTTCCTCGTGCGGGAGAAATAAGGGAGCCCAGGCCCGCACAACCAGGACTCCCTCGGGTGGCCGCAGGGGGAGCGGCCGGGGTGCCTAGAAGGGCATATCCTCCTCGGGGTCACCAGCGACCGAAGCCGCTCCGGCTTCCTGGCCCTTGGTGTCCGCGGTGGCCTTGCCTTCCTTCACCAGCTCGTAGCACTCCTTCGCCATCTGGAAGCGGATGTCGTTCGTCGGCAGCAGCGACTTCGCGACGTCGTTCTCGACGGCCGGGACCAGGCTCGGGACGTAGAAGGAGCCCTTCGTGTTCTTCTGCTGCTTGGTCGTGACCTTCAGCAGGTGCGCGAACATCGGCGGGCTGATCCGACGACCATCTTCCAGGGGAAGGGTGTAGGACCGGAGCCGGGTCATCGCAGCCTTGTAGGCTTTGATCTTGGTCGAGGTGAAGGCCTGGACGGCCATCCCGCGGGGCGAGCCATCGACCGAGACAATCCCGAAGAGGTAGAAGGTCTCGACCAGGTCGTTCCCGTCCTCGGTCGTGTACTTGCCGAACTGCGCCGAGCGGGCCTTCGCGGCCTTGACGATGTCGCTGTTCAGCCCGTGCGTGGTGACGATGCCGCCGCCAGCGTCGCGGGGAACCCACTCGACGTAGACGTGCTGGCTGAAGGCGGGCGTGAACTCGAACTCCTTGTAGAGTTCGCCGGTCACGGAGTCGATCAGCATCCCAGGCCGGGCGTCCTCGACGCCGTCGTCCTGGACTTCGGGGCTCATCGCCTGCAGCAGGTTGATGAAGGGGATCGCGACGTCCTCGGAGGTCTGGCCATCGTAGCCGTCGCCCGCGAAGTCCGCGTAGTCGCCAGCGGCGACGGGCAGCGTGTTGACGTCGTCGCGAACGGCGACCTCGTTCTTCTTCGCGGTAGTTTTCTTCTTGGTAGCCATTGTGCGGCTCTCCTTTTCAGTGGCCCTCGGGCCGTTGGTTCGGGGAGGATTCCCCAGTCGATCGCTTGATTATATCAGCCCTCGGTGGGCGTGTCAAGCGCTTCTTTCGGATTGTTGAAGCCCAGGATCTCCTGGACGTAGTCTTCGGTGTCCGCGTCGGCGCGGGCGTGCAGGTAGAACTTCAGCGCCTGGTCCCGGTCGCCCGCGGCGATCTGGACGTAGCGCTTGAACTCGCGCTCGATGTCCGCGATCGTGTCGCGCTCGTCCTGGGCCTTCTGCCGGATGGCCGCGATCTCCTCGGCGACGCCGGAGCGCTCGCCCAGGATCCGCTCGTAGTCCTTCCGGTCCGTGTCGTAGCGGGCCTTCGCTTCCTTGTACTCGGCCAGCGCGGCGCGGTGCTTGTCGTAGTGGGCCGGGGTCCAGTAGCGCGACTCCCGGACGGCCTCCATGTCGTGCTCCTTCTCGGACTGCTTCACGCCCTGCGGGCCGCTGTAGCTGTAGCCGCCGGAGAGGTAGTAGGTCTCCAGGTAGGGCAGGTCGTTGATCAGGTCGACGACCTTCTGGGCGTCGGCTTCTTCTCGAAACATCTTGCCGCCTGCGTTGTAGACGGTGACGTCGGGCCCGGCCTTGACCTCGGTCGGAGGCTCGGGGCTCTCGGGCAGCAGAGCGACGCCGCGGAAGGCGCACTCCAGATCTACCAGCTTCTCGATCTCGTCGCGGTCCAGCTCCAGAAGCTCGGCCGGGGTGTAGTCGTCGTAGCGTTTCATTGTGCGGTCTCCTCTGTTAGACTTTGATGTTCGAGACGCGCTGCCGGTGGACGGAGAAGAGATCCTCGGGGACCTCCTGCCCTTCTTCCAGCATCTCGCGGACGAACTTCTTCAGGGTCATCGGCTCGACCTTGCAGTCGTCGTCGATGTCGTAGTCGGGGCCCAGTCGGTCGATCGCTTCCTGGGCCTGCTCGTCCTGGCCCATGCCGAACTGCAGCTTCACGATCCGCTTGATCAGCGCTTCGTGGCCGTTGTCCCGCAGCCAGCGGAAGGCGCGGCCCTTGTTCGCGACCAGGATCGAGGCGCGGATCGCTTCCTTGACCGAGATCTTGACGCCCGATGTCGTGGTGAAAGTCTCGATCCCCATCTCCTCCATCAGCTCGGGGATCTGGACCTCGGCGATCTCGCGCAGCTCCTTCTCGCGATCCTTCAGTGCAGCCTTCGCCCGCTCGACTTCGACCTGCGCTTCGAGTTGCAGGTCCGCCAGGCGGGAGAGTTCGGCGAGGGAGTCCTCGCTCGTGGGCTCGACGTAGTCGGAATAATCGTGGCTCATCTCTTCTCCTCTGTTTGGGCTTTTTACGAGCCCCTATTCTAACACAATAGGGCGGCCTATTCAAGCAAAATAGTGCCCTCTAAATCCAGTCCCGCAGCTTGTCGCCGGTCAGGACGGTCGAGATCTCGTCCTTGTCCCGCAGGGCCCGAACGATATGCTCGTCGACGGTGCCGGGAGCGATCAGGTCGATGTAGGCGACCGGGTGCTCCTGTCCGATCCGGTGGGCGCGGTCCTCGGACTGCAGCCGGTCGGTCAGCTTGAAAGAGTTCGAGGCGTAGATGACGGTCCGCGCCTGGTGCAGCGTCAGCCCAGTCGCCCCCGCGGCGGGGTTGCCCACGAAGAACTGGATCGGGTCCTCGGGATCCTGGAAGCGGGCCTTCGCCTCGGAGCGTTCGTCGTCGGTCGTCTGGCCGTCGTAGCGGACCGCCTTGTCTCCCAGGCGCTGCATGATCAGGTCAATGTCGCGCCGGAACCTGGCCCAGATGATGGCCTTGTGGCCCAGGCCGTCGCAGATCTCCTCCAGGAGATCGAGCCGCGGGTTCACTCCGTCGAACTCTTCCAGATCGCCGTCGTCCGTGGGGACGAAGCCGCAGGTGATTTGCTGCAGCCGCAGCAGCTGGACCAGGGCAAGCGGTGTCGTGATCGTGTCGCCGCTGTCCAGGAAGGCGATCGCCTGCTCCTTCACTTGCTTGTAGACGCTCCGCTGCTCGGCGGTCATCTCGAAGTAGCGCTTCTGGTAGAGCTTCGGCGGAAGGTCGAGGACGTCGTCCTTCGTGACGCGGTCGGTGATCGGGTCGATCATGGCCTTCAGCTCGTCGAGGTTCCGGTAGCCGACGATCGTCTCGAACTGCTGGCCGGTCTGGCCGTTCGTGAACTTCTGGAAGATCCCGAAGTGCGTCTTGAATGTCGAGAAGACGGAGAAGCCCTTGTCCTTCCAGTAGCGATCGTCCAGGCACTTCAGCTGCGAGTAGGCGTCGAAGGGGGAGTTCGCGATCGGTGTCCCGGTCAGGATCCGCTTGTACTTCGCCCGCTTGGCGAGCGCGTGGGCCCGCATCGAGCGCAGCGCGCCGGGGCTCTTCAGGTAGTGCGACTCGTCGAAGACCAGGAGGACATCGTGATCGACGAAGAGCTTCTTCAGCGCCTTCTCGCCGAGCTTCGTCCGCATCGCCTCGTAGTTCATCGCGACGATCCGCAGGCCGTCGTGCTCCAGGACGCGGCCGACCTCGGCCTTGTGCTTGACCGTGCCGGACTTCTTCGACTCCCAGAACATCATGGCGACGTCGCGGGCGTGCCGCTTCGGCCAGTGGACGGGGATCTCGTCGGTGATCCAGTTGCGATGCACGCCGTTCGGCGCGACGATGACGACGGTGTCGATCTCGTCCTGCTCCCAGAGGTAGGCGGCGGTGTCGATGATGGCCTTCGTCTTGCCGGTGCCCTGCTCCCAGAAGAGACCGAAGGCGGGCTCGTTCGCGGTGTCCTCGAAGACGCGGCGCTGGTGCTCGAAGGGCTCGGTCTGGAACTCGTAGCTCATGGTCTCTCGATCCCGAGGGCGTCGAGCATCTTCTGCCGCGCCTCGCGTTGTCCGATCTGCCAGCCGGTGCTCGCGGCCTGCTTGAAGAGGCGCGTCAGCTCCGCGGCCAGCTGTTCCTTGTTGAAGATGACGTCCGGGGCCGTGTCGATCCCTGGCAGGATCCGAACCGTCGGCCGACCTTTGGAGTCGATCATGACGTGGAAGTTCGTGCTGTGTTCATTCATGGACATAGGGCTCCTCCGTTAGTACCTGGCCAGGCCCATCAGGCGGCGGAAGTCGTCCTTCACCTGGCGCGCTCCTTCGCCGCGGCCGATCCGCTGGCGCTTGTTCGAGATCTCGATGACCTGGCGGATCAGGTCGGCCAGCTCGACGTTCGGGTCCAGGCGGAAAAGCTCCTGGAAGGTGTCCTCGTCCTCGATGATGAAGCCGCCGTCCCGTGCGGACTTGACCAGGACTGCTTCGGGGTCGATCATTGTGTGCTCCTCGTTAGGTCCCGGAGTAGCCCCGCATGGGGACGGGGCCAGTGGGCCGGGGCTCTGCTGGGCATAACACCAGCTGCGAAAGGTGGGAGCAGCGTCTCCCGGTTCAGGCGTCGGAGTCGTACCGCTGAACTTCGTCCGACGTCAGAAATGATTATATCAGGTTGCGGTCGTGCGTGTCAAGCTAAAAAATCACTCCGCCCGCCAGGCTCCGTTGTACATCGTGACGATGGACCGCTTGCCGTTCGGGTAGGTGATGATGTGCGAGTGCGTCCAGGAGCTGGGGCCGGTGTTGTAGCCGCAGTCCAGGTTCGAGCTTGTCCCGGCGACGTAGACGCCGTCGACGATGGCGGCCGAGTGCGTGTGGCCGATGTTCGTCTTCCTTCCCATCTTCGAGAAGGCGCGAGCGTTGCCGCGGGCTCCGTTGGGCCCGAGGTGCCCGTGCATCCCGCACTCGATCCCGCCGGAGCGTTCATGGCATAGGATGTAGGACTCGTCGGTGCGGAGGAAGCGGACCTCGCGGTCGGTGCCCAGCTGCTGCATGATCCACTCCAGCAGGTGGAAGTTCTGCTCGCGGTTCGCGATGGACTCGTAGATTCGGGTCTGGCACTTCAGGAAGACGATCGCGTTCGTCGGGTCGTTCCTGTAGTCGGCCTCGCGCAGCCAGCGCGTGAGCGCGTTGTCGTGGTTCGACTGGATGACGACTACCTTGCAATCAGACCGCTGAAGATCTTCAATCAGCCGGACGCAGCCCTCGATCTCCTCCTGGACATCGTCCAGGCCGTCGATGAACTTCTTGAAGTTCAGGTGGCAGTTCCGGGTGTCGTGATGGTTCCGTGCGCGGAAGTCGAGCAGGTCGTGCAGGTGGACTTCCTCGGGCCGCAGGATGTCGATCATCCCGCCGTCGCCCCAGCCCAGCGCCGCGACCTTCTCGTCGACCTGGGCAGCGTGGACATCGCCGAAGGTGATCGCCTTCGCTCGGTGGCCGCCGGTCACTTCGCCGTCCTTGGCGCAGAGGTCCAGGTCGTAGATCGTGCCGTCGTGCGCGGAGGCGTTCAGCTGCCGGACGTACCAGTTCCCCCGCGAGTCGACCTCGGCCAGGACCGCGCCGTAGCAGTGATGGAACTCGGCCTTCAGGCCTGCCTTCCGTTTGATGTAGTTCCGCTGCGTGATGCAGCCGGTCGTGTAGAGCAGCTTCACGCCCTCGTTCTTCCCGGACGCGACGGACTCCAGCGTGATTTTTGTATGGGGGAAGATCGCGGAGCTGCGGCCGGTGTAACCTTCCAGGCCGGAGAGCGGCCGGACCGCGGTCGGCGAGATGTTCGACTCGCCGCACCAGACCAGGCCGGGAGCCAGCTCGACGCGGTCGTCGCTGTAGTGGTCGGCCAGCTCGGGATCGTACCAGAGATCCTCGCGGCTCTTCGCCGTGCCGGGCTTGACGCTCTTCTGCTGGGCCCAGGCGGAGACGTTGTAGGCGAAGCGGCTGATCAGGATCTGGGCGTCGAGGTGCTCGGCCAGCGCGCAGAGGTTCGCCCAGGCGGCCTCGTGGTGCAGCGTGTTGTTCTGGGCGCAGGTCAGGATGTAGCGCTTGACGTCGCCCTTCGCCGGGAGGGGCATCTTCTTCGCCGCGGTGGCCAGGACATCGCCGCCCGCGACGGGGAGCGGAGTCACGCCGAGCAGGCGCTGGTAGTAGCGGACGGTCGAGCGGGGCCAGCCCAGCTCGCGAGCGACGCCGCGCCAGGACTGCAGGCGCTCGTAAACTTCGCGGACGATCTCTGTCCGTTCCGCAATTTCTTCAGGACTTCGTGAGGACACTTTTCACTCCTACCGCTAGAGCCCCGAGGGCTCCGGCTGTTAGTATCCCGATGGCGGTCATCAGGACTTTAGCGCGGACCGAGGTGCTGGCCTTCCGCCAGTCGCGCAGCATCTGGAAGTCGCGCTGCATCTCGATCGGGTTCGCTGCTTCGATCCCCATCGTCGTCAGGGTCTCGCGGACCGTCTTGTGGATGATGAGGTCGATCTCTTCGCGTGTCAGGTAGCCGTTCTGATTACGGGGAACCATAGTAATGTAGCCTCCATGCTGCCTCGGTAACCCAGCGCAGAATCTCGGAGAGGTTCGTCGCCAGTATTTGGAACTGCTCCTCGGTCAGTGCGAGGGCGGGGCCCTCTTCAGTCTGGACTACCGTCCAGTCCAGGTCCAGCGTCTGGATCGGATCCGGCGCTGGTAGTGTCGGCTTCGCTGGCGGCCGCTCCGCTGCTATCGTATCGACCTGGATCGGAGGCATCGTCGATGAGCCGGAACAGCCGTTCAGTAGTATCATCAGCGAGAGAGTCGAGAGCAGCAGGAGCCAGATCGGCGAAGTCGATCTCCGCGAATAGCTGGCGCAAGCGCTGCGTTTCCTGTCGTGCATCGTTTGCAATTTCCTGCATCTCCTTGATCTGGCCGACGAGGTCAGCCTGCGATTGTTCCCACTCTTCAATGACGCCCTGCAAGTCTACCACGGCGGCGCGCTCCGTGTCAAGTCCTAAAGCCAGCGTGGCCGACTGGGCCTGCAGGCTCTCGACCTTGTTCAGCAGGCCGGTGTAGTGACGGTAGCCCAGGCCGAGCATCGTCACGAGCGCCAGGCCCGCGAGCCCAGCGAGGACCGGCTTCTTCATCAGGAAGGCCAGCATCAGTTCTTCTCCTTGGCGACGCGGTTCTTGTCGTCCCAGACCGCGCCGAAGACGTAGGTCCCCAGCGTGCCGGTGATGGTCCCGAAGGCGAAGGAGATCGCCGTCCCGGCGACGCCCGTGTCCGGCTTGACCAGCAGGGCCAGCAGAATCACGGCCATGCAGAAGCCGGTAACGATGAACATGAAGGCCCGGCGGGTCTTCCAGGAATGAGGGGGCGCGATGAAACTCATGTTATCTCCTACGCTGTCAGGACGCCGTAGCCCATCTCGGAAGTCGGGCCGGTGATGTCGAAAAATTGGTCTGCAGCAGGGCCGCTCGTTTGCCAGCGCAGCTCGACCGAGTCTGCAGCTGTAACCGCGAGTGACCCGGTCGAGTTCCCGGCCGAGATGACCGTCGCCCAGGAGCCCGCGTTGATCCTGGCCTCCAGCGTGCCGGAGGACGGAAGGGCTGTTTTGATGTCGAAGCTGTAGCTGCCGGTTTCGCCGTAGATAACCGCGTTTGGAGAGGTCCCGTTGTCGACCGCGCCGTGCGTCAGGTCGTCGTTCCCCTGCAGCGAGGAGGTCGTCGAGGTGAAGATGAACTGCAGCGGGTCGCTTTCCCGCCAGGCGGAGGAGGCCCAGTGGCGGGCGATGACCGAGATCTCGCCGTCGGTCGGGATGACCTGGTTCGCGCCGCAGGCCAGGATGATGTCGTTCCGCAGGATGTAGGCGGTCGGGGTCGTGCTGTCGTCGTCGATCTCGACCAGGACTTCGATGTCCTCGACGCCGACGCCCAGCGTCAGCGTGAAGTCGAACTCGGGCAGGTAGCTGTCCCAGTTCGCGGTCAGGGTCGTGTCCGTCAGCGGACTGTCGACCAGCCAGTCGCGAGGCGTGACCTCGACCTCCAGGGCCCGAGCATCGTCGCCGGTCCGGCCGGTCTCGGTCAGGTACTGGGTATCGAGCGCGATGGTCGGGTCGGCGAAGGTGCCGTTGATGTAGGGGTCGCGAGGTGCGAGCGGGTTCAGCCAGATCCGGTCCAGGTGCAGGCTGATCTCCGGGGTCTCCAGCTCGGTCGTCTCTTCGCCGGATCCGTTCACGCCGCGCAGCTGTAGCAGGGCCTCGTCGTGCGAGGATGGGATGGTCTTCTTCGTCAGGTTGCCGCCCAGCGAGAGGAACCAGATCGTCGAGGAGTCCGCGTGATACTGCGGCGCGGAGTTGAAGAGGCCGCGGTAGATACTGTTCAGTCGGATCTGCGAGCCGCCGATGTCCGTGGCCGTCTCCCAGCCGATAAACTCGCCGTTAATGTATCCGATGGCCGAGAGGTTCTCGACCAGCTCGGGCCCGCCGTCGACCTCGACCAGCGCCAGGTCGTCGACCATGTCGACGGTAATGCTGGTCCCAGTGTCGGGCCGCGCCGCCGTGGTTCCGTAGGGGCCCAGCGCGCCGTCCAGCGTGCCGGTCCGGACGAAGCCGTAGACCGCGGCGTCCTCGGCGTAGGTGCCGCCCGGCGGGATCGTGTCGGTCTGGATGTAGGCCCTCATGTTCACGGTTCCGTCGCCGGGGTGTCGGCAGGACATCCAGACGCGAGGGTTCAGGTTGTCGTTGTAGCTGTCCTGCTCGACGATCTGCTTCGGGCACTCGAACATCAGCGTATTGCCCGCGGTGGCGTAGGCCGGGCCGTCGGTGGGCTCGTCCCAGCCGGAGCCGACGGCGTCGCCGTAGACCGCGGTCGCCGCGGCGAAGATGTCCTGGATCGCGAAGATCTCGATCTTCGAGTCGCCGACGCCGCCGTAGTTGATCTTCGCGACGCGCATCACCAGGTCGGAGATCCCGAGCCGGGCCCAGTTGAAGACGAAGGGGGAGCCAGGGGCCGCCGCCCACATCCCGCGGTTGACGGTGATCTTGATCTTTGCCAGCGGGTAGGACATCGCCCGCAGGTCGCGCCAGGCCAGGTCGGAGGCGAGCGACTGGACCTTGACGCCGGGATAGCGGACGTCGGACTGGACGGTCTGGCCTTGGATGTCCATGTTCGCCGGGTCCTGGGCCATCGCGTAGGTTTCCTGGTAGACGCTGCTCCCTGCGCCGGTCAGGCTGCGCGCCGTGTACTGGACGCGGACCTGGTTCGTGGTCTCTTCCCAGGTCTGGCGGGTGAACTCTTTCAGCTCCAGGATGTTCGACTCGTCGAGCGTGGTCAGGCTCGGGATCGAGTAGTCGTCGCGGGCGAGCTTGACCTTCCACTGGCCTTGACCGCGGTCGAAGTAGAGCGAGCCGTCGATCTGGCGCTGGATCTCTTCGATCAGCGTCGAGATCTGGATCGCGTTGTCGATGACCATCGAGAAGCCGTTGCCCTCGTCGAAGAGGGTCTCGCCCGCCTCCTGGAAGTTCGTCGTGTCGATGTCGGCGGAGCTGATCGAGAGGCCCCAGTCGGTGTCGGTCAGGATCTCGTAGAGCACGTTCATCGGGTTCGCGTCGCTGGCCCCGTTCCCTTCGAGGTTGGGCTGGTGGGCAGCCGGGACGGAGGAGGCCAGGTTCAGCCCGTCCGGGACGCGCCGGACCTCGAAGGCAAAGGGCGAGAGGTTCGAGGAGTTGCCGATCCAGCCGCCGCCGGTCTGCGAGCCGTTGCTCCAGACCATGTGACAGGTCCCGCGGTAGGCGGGGACGTCGCCGGAGATCTTCAGGTCGAGGTAGCTGTCGACCGCCTGGGTCGTCGAGCCCGAGTAGAAGGTCATGTCGCCGGAGATCCCGCCGCTGCCGTGCTCCTCGCCGCCGTAGAGCGTTGTATGGGAGACGGCCGCAGTCTCGCCGTCGACGTCGAAGAGGTGCGAGGAGACGCGCTTCTCGTTGCACCAGACGCCGCTGATCGCATCGACGACGCCGTGGCAGATGGCCATCTGCAGGCCGATGTAGTAGCGGTAGCCGATGGTCACGGTCTCGGAGGAAAACATCCCCGTCTTGACCTCTTCGGTCCGTGCGACCTTGCCAAAGTTTCCGTACCAGATCAGGTTCGGGCCGGTGATCTTGCAGGTCCCCCAGACCAGGGGGACGGCGCGGCCTTCCGTCGCGGTCGGGAAGTTGAAGTCGCCCATCCCAGCGGGCCGGGCGTTCTCGAACGTGGGCTTCGGCCGGATGATCTCGTAGGCGACGGTGAAGGCGGCCCAGAGCAGGAGAGCAAACCAGAACATATTATTCGACTCCAGCGCTGAAGGGGTTGACCCAAGGGACGTAAGGGAAGCCGCCGAAGTTGTCCTCGTTCGAGAATTTCGAGGCGCAGGTCGTCAGCAGATGGTCGCAGCCCGCGTAGACGTCGACCGCGGAGCCTGCCGGGCTTTCCGGGAAGGGGATCTGCAGCGTCAGGACGTTCCCACTTTGGGCGGTGACCAGGCGCTTCTCGTTTCCGTATTCTACGGTCCCGCCGACGGCCCAGTCTGCGCCCTCGCCGCCGACGCCGTCGACGGTGATCGTCGCGCCGGAGACTGCGGAGCAGTTGCCGCTGTACTTGTTCGAGGCCTTCACGGCCTGGCAAAGGCCGTCGTATAGGGTATGATTGCACATGGACTGATACTTGCGGCCGGGGCAGGGGCGCGAGAGGGCCGACTCGGAGGAGACCGAGTAGAGCCTGGCCGCGCCGCCGTTCTTCTCGAACTTGACCGAGACGACGCGGCCGTCCCAGAGGACGATCCCGTTCGGACTGTCGCCGCGGTGGAAGCGGAGGACGCGCAGGCTGACTCGATCCGCCGGGACGATCCCGATGTAGCGCTCGGCGATCGGGTTGTCCGCGGGCAGCGTGATCTCCATCTGCTGGCGGCCGCCTTCGCTCGACGAGAGCGTCGGCGACGTCCGCATGATGGTTTCGCTCGTGTAGATCTCGGCCGAGTAGGTGATGTCGTCCTCGGCGTTCGTGTAGCGGTAGACCGTCGTGTCGATCGTGAACTCGAACAGCTCGATCGGCCTGCCGGACTCGGTGCTGGTTTCAA